ATTTTTGTTTTTATTAGTAACCATTGTTGAAAAGGAATCCACAATTGAGCGTTGTGTTCTTTAAGCAGTCAAATGATGTATGGTTAATACCCAGCGGGCCCTTAATTAGCCGAGTATACATATTTTCCAATACAATTTGCCTGCTAAAGTTGAGCCCAAACGCTTTTTCAAAGCTAACTCTAGCTTCTGGAGTTACTGCAGAGTAGTCTCGCTTGGTCATACCAGCTAACCTTGCAAAGCCAGAACTTGCATACAAGTGCCATTTTTCTATTTTGCTTTTCCTCCTCTTCCTTCCATAGGAGGACAAGAGTTTATAAAACTCTTGATAAATAGGCAACCCACTTGTCAAACTCATTCCACCCAAGCCGATAGCTTCCAACCAATCGTCCACCTGCACCTGGCCTGTGGTACACACTAGATCTTTCGCAAGTGCAATCAAGTTGCGTACCATTCTCCACTCCTTCCCATCGAAGACAGGATGCATTTGACAAAACTCGATCTCCTCTAATACATACACCGTTGGCTCGACCTTCATGGTAAAGCCAAGGCTTTTGTAGTGTTGTTGCACATTGGAGCGAAACAAGGCTTCATCAGTTCTATCCATGATGACTACAATGTCATCTCCATTATCCATGACTTCATGCCTTATACCGAGCGTCTTGCATAGTGAATATGTCATGGCGACCATCAGCAGGCAGTTACCCAATGCTGTATCCATGTCACCAGACATTCTACACCCGTCCACTTCATACTTCACTCGTCCATCCTTACACATTCCATGCCCAACATTATGGATCATCATGCCAAGCATGCGCTTGAACTCATAGTCGTCATTGTACTGAAGATAAATACTATGAGTCCATTCCAACGCTGCAACACTCACGTGCTGATCAAATCTGGAGGCGTCAAGGCCAATGGCGCAAGGCTCCTTGAACAACTTCCACTTTGATGCGATTATATCGCCAGTCTGGAACACATCAAACCCTTTGGCCACGCAAGGATATTTATACAATTTGGCCAAATTTTTGTAAATTAATTTTTCAAGTGGTTTGATGTAAACGCCGATGGCAGCGTTGAATCTAGGGTCACGAGGTTGTATGACCCGTGGTGCCGGGTCTGCCTTCGCTAGGAAGTTAA